TCATTTCAATTTCATTCTTAATATCATTTTTGGCAAAGAATCCTTTGGTTTCATCATATTGTTTTTGCAAATCAGCAAGTTTTCTTTCTTTTTCATCATGAACTTCCACCTGCTTATCCCCTACATTGACAGATTTCTTTTCCTGAACAAATCTCTGGGCAGCCTGCTCCTTACTTTCCCCTTCATATATAGGAATATGATTTCCATTAACAGTGATCCACTTTTTCGGTTCTGCCATTGTTAATTACCCTTCCTTAAATATTGGTATATGCTTTCCATTGATAGTTATCCATTTTTTAATTTCTTTTTTCTTTAACTGTATACCTTCTGACCATTTACCATCATATTCATACTCATTCATGTCGCCATAATCACTCTTACCACCAAATGTATGTTTTAATCCATACATAAAATCTGCCATGCCATATTCATCATAATACTCAATCTGTCCATCAGCATTTACATAATGAATTTCAGCATGCATCCCATCCGGAGTTCTACGAGCTTCTATATGAACAACTGCTTTCTGAATATATCCAGGAAGCTTATTATATAATTTCTCATCTATGGCATCATCCCATTTACCCGGACCTGACCAGAAATACACTCCACCAGCAGTTTTCTTTTGAAATTTTTCGTCTTTCTTTCTCCACTCTTCCATTGTTAATTACCCTTCCTGTTCGCATACTTCTGTAATGCGTAACGTACTGCATCTATACTATGGTTATTCTCATCAGGATATGCACTTATAAAGTTCCCGTCCTTATCCTGTTCATATTCATATTCCACAAACTCCTTAAATGTCTCCGGACATTTGCGTTTGTCTATGTATATATGAGCAAGTCCCTGCAGCCATTTAATACCATAATCAACGCTACCCGGTCCTTTATCAGCTTCACGTGCATATGCTCCGAATGCTCTAAAGTCCGCTATTACAAAAAGTCCACCGCCACCGGGATCACATATAAGCTGATCCTCATTCTTTAGTAGCTTTCTTTTATTATACAACTCTTCGTATATTTCAGCGCTTCTGTTCTTCTTCGTACTGAATTCATCAAAGATATATAAGTTTAATCGCTGCCTATCAAAATGACATTTCACATATCGGGTAGGATCCATTGCAAAACCAACGTCCATGCCATGATAAATATGATCGAATGTCTCTATCATAGGCTTGGTTTTTATTACGGTACCATTTGCATCTTTGTATTCTACGGGCTGGGTCATATCAAGGTCTTCTACGTTCGGGAATACATCTCCACCGGTTCCTATTGCCTGCCCTAAATACTCATGTATATATGCTCGTTCATTTATTTCCTTCAGGAAGTTAGCTTCCTCTATGAACTGATCCCCTAGCCATTCCTCCGGAACATCAAGATAGGTATTCCTTACTACTAAAGTATCATCCTGCCTGAAGGTTTCACAATCATCCGTATACTCATTCGCCCAGTTATTTTTTGATATAGGTGGGTTAAATGTTCTAAAGTCCCAAAACTTATCACCACCACGCATTGTGGACTGCAGGACATTACGGATTTCATTTTCCCCAGCATATTGATCCAGCTCCTCGAACCAAGTTATGCCTATGTATCCGAATGGCAGCTTGATCGATTTTACCTTCTGAGGATCATCAAGACCCATGAATATAATCTGCTGGCCAGTGGGCTGATATACAATAGGAGTTGAAAAAGTTTTAGGGATTTTGAATAGGCTTTCTACCCCGAGTTTGTATATGCCCCAAATAACCTGTGAAAATATACTCTTCTGTACCGTATTCCCTATCTTACGAAAACAAATAGCATGCACATCGGGATTTGCCATTATCAGCAAGGGAATATCTTCTCCAACGAATGATGACTTTGTTGATCCTCGTCCACCGGGAAATACATAATGTGTATGCTTATGCGCCAGTATGTCTTTCAGCACTGGTTTGTACTTGGGGATGATACATTCATCCAGCTTGATGTTCATTTCTACCATTTTACGTTTAAGTCTACATTCCCTTCAATGCCATTTACTTTGCCTTTAGAAGTATATTGCCACATCACTATGCCTTTACCATTTGGTTTATAATACTCGTCAAGCTGACCGGTATTCTTGCCATAACGAGCTACCCAAAATCTGCATATGTTTTTGATATCCCATGAAATGTAATTATCATACCAATTCTTATTGCAATATATCCCGACATTATATCCTTTATTTACGCAATATGTCAGAAATGCGGTTGCTATCAATCCTATACCGGTTGTACCAAGTATCAACTGACTTTTATCTTCCAAGTCATACCATATATCTATTTTACGTCCATTAAGAAGTTTGATAACGCTCTCTGCTTCTTTGTGAGCTTCCGCTACACTCATTGCATAACTGTACTTATAAACCCCAGCAACTTTCAAGCCTGCTTTTATAGCTGCATTATAATACTGTTCAAACTTTATATCGGCTTTGCCATTCTTTGTTGTGCTTCTTAATATTACAAATTCATAACCTGCTGCCTTTACTTTATTGAAGTCTACATCGCCTTGATTAGCAGATAGATCAAGACCGTACTTATGCTTGGATACAGTTGCAGGGACATCATCGTATTTTGGCACTCCATATCCCCTTATATAGCGTCCATTTATTCCAATAGTACGTTTTTCCACTCCATCGCTCTTATTGCCCTCTATGACGGTGATAACACCGTTATCAGCCCGTTCTACAAGCCCTACATGCTCTGAAGTTCCTATATTATCTCCTATACCGGTATCCTGCCAGTCATAAAAAATAATATCTCCAGCCTTTGGTATATAAGCATCGTTCTCCTGCCATATGCCTTTCTGCTGAAGAAGTTTTATCATTCTATTGCATGAACATTCAATTGGAATTATATCCGTATAGCCGCATTCTATTGCTGCAGCTGATACGGTAGTAGCGCACCACGCATCTGTATATTTTACTTTGTACCCCTGCGCAAGTGGCTTATGTGAATTGTAAGTATCTATGATATGCTTATGGGTTGCATCTCCTTCTTTGCAACCCAACCATGATTTCATCTTATCAACAATAACCTGTCTACTATGCATTTATCTACTCCTTAGTGCTCTACTTGTTTCATGATGAAATTTTTGAGCTCTTTATGCATGTCTTTAATTTCCCCATTACCTATATCCTTTTCTACCAAGGCTTCTAATATAGCATCCTGTGCCCTCAAGCACATACATAGCATAGCAAACATCTGTTGAATCCTTGCGTCCTGCTCATCGAGTCTGCCATTGAATTCTGTCTTCAATGATTCCCTATCTACTTCTATGCCCTTCACTGCCTTGTCCCATGCTTGCTCCTTATCATGTCTGTCTGTTATTGCTTTGATGATTTCCATTATGATTTTTACAAACCCCCATATCGCAGTTATTATAATTGCTAGTTTGATTAAATCATCAAGGCTTACGGTAGTCCCTTCTAAAATTATCATCTCCCTTATCCTCTCAATGCTTAATCAAATTAACTACACCTTCAATCAAAAGATCAATATCCTGTTCATTAAGGCCTATACCCATATCATTTGCTTTCTCTGTTATGTACTGGGATACATATTCCTTCTTCTTTTCCCACTCTTCCGGGGTATATAACTGCTCTGCACATCTTACGGCACACTCGGTATATTCAACCAACTGATTATACTTAGCTTCTCCCAGCTTTTCCTTTATAAAAGGAATAATCACCGTCGTTATAAATACTGATAGAATAGCCAACACTGCTTTGATGATTACTGTTATCATCTCATTATTCATTTATCATTTCCTCCTTACTTCCTTGCATCTGTTAGTTCCTTTATACATACAGTTAGAACAAGTGATTGTTCTTTTTGCATAACCTCTTGATTTTACCCAATTCCCTTTGATGGGACAATCCTTTACAATATTATCATCCACCAAAACCATTACTTTCCTCCTTTGTTTTCAACTTAAATATCTTTATCAGCGCACATGCTAATATCTCACCACCAAATGCTGCGAATATACAAGTTGTCAATGTATCATGTGTTTGTCCTGTATATGTTGATAGTATTTGTTCTACTATTGTATATACGATAAGAACACTGATACTGAATACCACATACAATGTCAGAGACTTTGGTACACTACTTACCGTCGTCCTCTTCATTGTTCGTCTTCTTACCATTATCATCACCCCACTCAAGTTTGATCTTAATTTCATTATCAACTTTGCTATCAGCTCTAATGTCGACATCTGTGGTACGCTTGGCTAGCTCATTAGCCGCTTTTAGCCTGTCTGATAAGCTTGCTTCAAGCCCGAACTGATCCTTCACTTCACCATTCATTACGCGCGTGAAAAAGTCCATAACTTCCTGGCCTGTCGCGATCTTCAACTTCGTCGCATCATGCTGCAGATCATAAATTTTATTTTTGATCCCGGGTTTCCTCAACAACGTACTTGCTTGTGCATTCGCCGTCTTCGCACTATACCCTGCATCAATCATGGCTTTTCTTAAACTACCACATTCTACATAGTTAATACAGAAATCTAACTGTCTCTGTGTTAAGCCATATTTATCATCTATTATCTCTTGATCCTTTCTCATTATTTAGTCATTTACCATGGTATTTTCTTACCATTGGTTTTTTACTCCCTTCTTTGGACTTTTATTTATTACTTCTTATATATGCTGAGTAACATCTTTCTTAATTCATCAGCGCTCATACCTTTTAATTTACTACTTGCTACACCAGCATCTATCGCTAATTCTTTCAAATCACCTATCGGCATTCCTTTAAGATTATTCTGACCGTTTGCTATTGCCATCTTTGTTCTTTGCATTCTTGTTTCGTGTATACCTATTTCTTTATCGCCGACTTTGATTGATTTACTTTTCGCCTCATCTGCCGCGCGAGCTGCTTCCATAGCTTTATGCTTTCTTTCATTTTCTATACGTTTAATTCTGTCAAGTGAATTTTGAGCCATTTGTCTTGTTTCATCATCACTTGCTTCCTTTAACATTTTCTCTACATTACGTCTTCGTTCTATAGTTCTCTCATATTTTTCACGTGCCTCACGACTACGATCCATCAATTCTTCTGCGTCGTATTTTTCATATTCTTTCTTACTTCCCTGTCCCTTCTTACTTATCTCATAAGTACCATCACCATTGTCTTTTACATCGAATGCTTTTTTGGGACTGTTTTTATACATATCAGCGATTTCTTTATTTGATGTAGTTGTTGACTTACTGCTATCGAGCTCATCTCTTATGCGCAATACTTCGTTATCATGAGAATTGCTCTCATGCGATACTCCTATATTAGATTTGATTTTATCATCATTTCTCTTAGGTTTGATGTCTACTACTTCTCTACCGCCGTCACTGTATTTATTGTATGTCCCTTCATACTCGTTACCATCTTTATCATACAAGGTTACTTTTTCATCATTAAATGATTTTGAGTTCCTCATATCATGAGCATCGGCACTATCTAATTCAAGACCACCTTCCTTTAATCTATCAACAAGCTCCTGGTAGTTCTTACCCTGTGCGTGATCTTTCCATTCACCATGCTCTTTCTCCCACCTCTGATTTTCTTTTTCCATGAAATCTTCATCAGTTTTATTGGCTGAATCTTTCTTTGGTTCATGTGACTTCCCTTCCATGAAACCACCCATACTACCATCTTCATATATGGGAATCCTTCTACCTTTTATTGTTATCCATCTTACAATATTTCCTTTTGCCATTATTATACTCCTCCTTAAAAATAAAACGCCGTGATAGTTTGTTTAGGGGAATTATTCATCAAACAGGGGATTACTCTTAGTTTCTCATTTGCACTTCTGCGGTTTTGCTTAAATAACTATCACGGCGTTATATTACCAGATCCTTTTTCTTTTTGATATCATTCCAATATTCATTATCAGTTGGTATTTTCCAGCCATTTAGTCTATACCATAAATCTCGTAAATATAAGACTATTTGTATATCTGAAGTTGATTCAAATAATTTTATATTTACGATTTTATGTTTTTCCTCATCCCATACCGCCTGTTTTATAACAATCATTTCAATTATCTTCTCACTGCGGTCACTATAAAACTGAGTCTTATTGACAAGTATTTTTCTATCAAAAGTAACATTGATAGCTTTTTGAAGTTTTTTGATAATAGGAGTGAACTTTTGCTTTGCCATTATCCTCTCCTACGCCTTCTGCTGGATGTTTTACGGGCTCTTATCGGCCTACGCTTGTATGTCTTTTTTGATTGTCTTAAAGTTGCCATATCTATTCACCTATTGATTGTTTTACATCGTTATTATCATATATCATCATTTCTTCCATGGTTTGTTCCAGCTGGGAGGTTTCTTCTGATGGTAAACTTATATACCACATAAAGCCTGTTATTGTTAATACCTCTAATACCACCATAACACAAAAAGCGACGAACCATCTCTTCGCATTATGTTTCATTTCTACTAATAACTCATATGCCAAGCTATGTTCGTCTAATTGAATGTCGTTCATAATTGAACCCTCCTCATCCCTTTTATTATAACTTATTCATTAGGTAAAGTAAACAGCCTATTCTTTTGTCTAGCTTTCATTTTCTTATAACAAATAATACCGTATCCCTGCTTTCTGGTTTTATCACTTTTTAATTTTCTACCACACCGCAAGCAATATTCATATTCCTTATCAATCATTTGCGTATTCTCCTAACTTATTCACATATTTATAATAATTTAATATTATAGGCTGTCTTAATGTAAAATAAAGATTTTGACCATATGTTTTCATACACCTATCAACATATCTTTTGAAATCGCCATCTTCATCATAAGCTTCTAATAATTTATCAAAAGTTATTTCTTTATCGTTCATTCTTCATCGTCCTCCATCTTTATATAGCAACATCTATATCCTTTACGTTTTGCTCTACTAACAGTTTCATATATCGAAGTAGCTTTCACTCCTAGCTTAATCGCTAATTGTCCAGCAGTATCTGCTATTGCAATGGGGGGAGCTTCTTCATTATTCAGATCTATCTTTATCCATATATATTTCTGTTTCATTAATCTTTTCCTCCAATATTTTTGTTGTCGGGTCTATTCTTATCTCAAGAATATTAGATAATGGATAATAATATATTGAATCTGTTGTCCTAACAAAAAACATATCCCTGCCTAAATGATATTCAAGTACATTCTTTTCATGTTCCGCAGTAGTTCCATCTATTACTGTTATATAAATGCTCATTTTACTTATCCCTCTTCCAGTACTGCGATAATTTGTGGGCTATATCTATGCACATAACCGCATAATCTATTGCGTTTCGCTCCGTGTCGGAATACTTGACCGACATGCGCATCACTTCAAGTGCGATTTTGGCTTGTTCTGCGTCCATTCGTTCAACACATCCATTATCGCCGCTCCTATCGCTACTCCCACGCTGAACATCAGATAAGTCACTACTGTCCAATACATGCTGTCTTTCATCCATTCCTTTATCAATAACATCATCATTTACTTCTCTCCCTACTACATAACCCATTGCAACCAAACAAACACACATGATTGCGGTTAATGCAATGCAAAATATAACAACTTCCATACACTCACTCCTTACTTTCTGCCTTGTAAATTGAAATTGGTATAGTTAAATATCAAATATCCAAAATGAATAAAGAAATCAAAACACTTATCTCCATTTTTTCTTCTGCCACCATTTGTTCTTACTTTCCATATCGGTTTATTGCCAACTTCTTTCCAAGGCTCTTTATAATTAAGTAAACCAATGTGCTTTGTATCTTTATCCCACCATATATCTAAATAAACCTTGTGTCTTGTCATTCCTTATCCTCACTTTCTACCTTGCTATACTTAATGCACACTATATCGCACCTAAACCACGGATATTTACCACATTCATTTCTTGCCTTTTCATAGAGTTCTACTGCATCTTCATAATGCTCTTTATAAGCACACACATCACTATGAATACAGAATTTACATTGTTTGTTCATTCTTTATCCTCACTCCTTATCAATAAATCTGCCTACTCCGAATCCTACAAGCACCCCTAACAGAAACGCACCTACAAGCGCATAACCCATACTCCCACGCTCCCTTATCTGTATTTCTCATTGATTATCATTAGTGCCACATTCAAGCCATTGATATAATCAACGCTACTTGCATTTGATATTTTCTGCTCTATCTCGGATCTTATTTTGTCAAGCACATCCTCGTTATCAAGTGCTTCGCATAATCGCTTATAGTCTTTATCTTCAAGTATTCCTTTGTATCGCAAACCGCTTAATTTCACTCTTAAACTATGTGGCATCTGTTTGCTCCTCATCTGTATTTATCAATAATCTCTTGTGCTATACATAACCCCGTTGCCCAATCTTCATCTTCATGCTGATATTCGGGTTCATGTAATACTTCTTCTATCTCGGCTCTTATCTTGTCAAGAATAGCTACCATATCAGCCTTTAATCTTGCTTCGTATTGGTCTTTGGGAGTAGCTTCTACTGTTACTACATAATTTCCGCAGTTATCAGATTCTATGTGTGGTGGAATATAAAAAGCGCATTTCGTCCTAACAATGCCTGATTGAAATTCACATCCGATATTTGTACAGGAATTGCATAAGTTATTAAGTGTCATTCCTTACCGCCTTTCTCCCTTATCCCAAATACCACAAATCCTTTTTCAAGACCTAAACCACTATGAACATAAGTGATTTCGTATTCTTCATTGTTAAGTTTATGAGGCATATCTATACTTCCATCCATAACTCTAAACTGTATCATATCTCCTGCATTATATCCTCTGTCATTCAACCGCACTTCAAATGTTTTCCGTCCGTCAATTATTGCATCCGCATAAGGATATTGTATTTTGATATTATGTGTCATTGCTTACCGCCCTTCATTAACCGCTTTTGAATCGTTTTCTTTTCTCTTTCGGATAACGTGTCAAAATCTAACTTGAAGTCATTACAAACAACATCATTTGCTACCCTATCCCCGACATATTCACATTCTGCGCAATTCCTATACTCGCAATAATCACACCTGCTCATTTCTTACCGCCTTTCTGATATGGGCTGTTCCACCAATCTTTCCAAAAATCATAACTAATACCACCTTTAATACCATTTGAAACAACTTTGGTTGTTGCATGAATAGTACTTGCAAACTCATCAGTAATGATATTCGGGAACATCGCCTTTATTACATTCCCATTAGTCGCATTGTCGGGTATAGGTGTGCCATTTGCTATGATATTTACATCAAGCATCGACTCACTATATTCTTTCTTTTGATTCTTTTTAAACCTTTCGTATTCTTCTTCGGATATATCAATTATCAGTTTCATACTTCCTCACTTTCTGCCAATAATAATAACAACCTCTGCTACGTTATCTGACGGCTCAAAGTATTTAGCACATTGCTTCCCTGTTATCTCTTTGATGTTGTATTCATTTTGTCCGTCTGTTATGGTTAATACGATTCTATCCCCGTATAACAACAACATATCATGTAGTTGTTTGATTAAGTCTTGTATGTTCATTTGTCATGCTTCCTCCCTTATCCCAAAAGCTACATAGCCATTCTTTAAGCCCCATCCGTTTATCGTATAAGTTATCTCAAATACCTTATGCTCAAATTCATTAACAACCGAACCGTTTCTGCGTGTCCAATCATCTGACACGACTTTGAATTGCACTCTGTCACCTTTCTGAAATCCCCGGTCATTCTCCCGTATTTCAAAAGTCTTTTCTCCATTCAAGATAGGATAGACAAAACTGCTTAATATTTTTAGTTCATGTATCATTCATTTACCTCACTTTCTCACTTTCCTGTGTCTCAACCATCTTTGCACCGCAATTAGGGCAATAATTATACATACTGTCCTTATCTGTCATAAAAGCGCATTGATTGCATAATACAGTATCTTCTCCGAATGGCTTGACAGATAAAGTTTGTTTTATCCACTTCCCGTACTTCTGCGTGACGGAAGGTAAACCTTTTATCCCGTTCATCACATAATAAGGGTCTAATCTTGGTGAAATACCATGACTTGTGGCATCTGCTATAAATCCCTCAATCATATCAATTACCGCCTGTCTGCTGATAGCATCATCACAAACGATAGTCGGGTATATAACCGTTATAGGCTCGTTGTTGTTCGTTGTTGTTGTCGGCTGTTGCTCTAACAACCGCTTGTAGTCTTTGAGCCATTCTGCGAGTTGTCGGTGTTCATTGGCACAAGTTAAACATCCTATGCTTGCGGCTTCACTTTGACAGAGCAATTTACCCTCATTCTCTTTTTCTTCTACCACTTCTTCTGCGTGTTTAATTGCTTCGTCTAGTGTCATATCTCACTCTCCTTTGTATGGTTCGGGTAATGGCATCCATGCACTCACAACATTATTCCACGCTCGGCATTTATCCTTATGTGAATACCACTGATTAGCACTATCATCATCGTGATATTTCCCGCTATGCACTCTCCCTGTTTTTGTACTGAATAATATTTCCTGTTCATCTTCGGGCAACCTCTCACTAACAGGAATCCATGTAGTCTGCTCCACCGCATTTATCGCCCTTTGGTATGCTTCGTATTCCTCGTCATCCGTATATTCCTTGTCTCCGCACTGTGGTATTTGTTTGGATTGTAGGAATTTGATTATTTCATTGTCTGTCATTCGTCTGCTCCTTTACCAAATCATCAAGATTCTCTTCGACTAACCACTCAATCACTGTGGCAACACTCTCTCCTACCTTTGCCGCCACTTCGTTCAGACGTTCTGCTTCGGTGTCGTATATGGTTATGTCTGTCATTCTTCGCTCCTATCTGCTTCTATGATTGTCGGCAATTCCCTTACTTGTTTAGCGTAGCACTCTGCAAAATCACATTTTCCACAATCGCCTTTGGCTTCTATGCAACCTCTACCCTCAAAATCGCATCCGTACCACTCAATCTTATCAAAATCTTTTAATGCTCCATGTCCTTTTGGTAAGACAGTACCCTTACGAATTGCAGCGCAAGCAATTAGCATATCCAGCGCATCAACACCCCCATTATCAAAAAGCCGTGTATAAAGATTTTCGTCTATTTTAATCACTATCTCCTGCATCGTTCACTCTCCTTCTGCAATTATTACGACAATCTTCATCCTCGATTTCTTCCCCGTTCTTCAACCGTTGATATATCCCCATTCGATAGCCTGTTTCTTTTGCTATAAGTTCCTTTAGTTTTTCATCACTTATAATCTTGGGTTTATAGCCGCCGTATGGTATGGGTGGTGGTGTAAGATATTTCTCATTCATCTAATATCCTCACTTTCCTGTGGTTGACAATTCGTTACCCTTAACTCATCCTCAAAGTAATCATCAAGATTTTGCTTTGTTGCATGTAATGTTTCGAGCCGTACTTCCTCTTTCAGAATAATAATTTCTGATTGACGGATTGCATTTTCTAATCTTTCATACAGCCTTTGCTTTGTAACTATTTCTCTGCAAGTATCATTCATATTCTTTTCCTCACTTTCTGCTTTAACCATAACCGTGTCTTTTGGTCCCATTCCTCTTCGGTCATTTCTTCATCAACGGTTTTGGTCTTATATCTCCAATCACCTTGATATGGCTCAATCGTAAATTTCTTGCCACATGAATCACAAGTGACCGTCTGTACTTCGCCTTCATCATAGCATTCAACACGCACATCACCAATATATGTATCTTCGTATGTCGGAACATACTTTTCTCCACAATAAGGACAAATAATCCTATCATCATCTTCTATATTCCAATACCAATCTGTCATTCTTCATCCTCGCTTTTTTCATTAGCAACATTTGTTGATACTTCCCTAACATTTACAATGTTCTGACACCCACATTTAGGGCAATCAAAGGCTTCAAATACTTCTCTCTTACACCCTAAAAGTACTCCCATTGTATCAGGAATTTTTACAACTTCATATCTATACTCTTTATCAAGTCGTAATTTTTCTCCACAAACTTTACACTTCATCAATTTTTCTCCTTACAATTATCGAATTACAAAATACAGAATAATACTTAAAATTGCTATAATTAACAATATTTCAATAAGTCCAAGTCCTTTGTTATTCATTTTCTCCTCCTTAACTTATAGTACATTTTGATAACATTTCCATGAGTTCATTACAGAATTTATCATAATCTTTTTCTACGGCAACTCTGCCATCAAAGAATCTACCATTGATAACATCTTTTCTTAACTTTTCATCATAACCCATTGATGTTGTTATCTCTGATTTCTTTGCTGATACTCTTGCTACCACATTATCAAACTGTTCCTTATCTACTTCGATTGTTACTATCATTTTTGTTCTCCTTATTCTTTTTATACTCTTCAAATAATATCTGATATACCATTTCTGGATATCTTTCTAATGCTACTAAAACTAATACTGCCAATTCGTCTTTATTAAGACTTTCGACCATCTCTCCCAATCTTGTTAGTTTTATCTGCTCTATTAAATCTTCTTCCCATAAAGATTCATCTTGAAAAGCGTTACTATGTTTTATATCCAATACTCTGTCTAACAAAACTTTGTTTATTAAAACTTCATTATTTCCATACATAACTATCCAGAATGAGTGCAAATCCTATTGCAAATATAATAGCTGGCACTATAAATATTCCTCTTCCCGAAGTAATATGTTCAGCCATACCTGCGCCACCAAATAATGTAAAAATAACTCCGACCCCGTATCTTTTACTCATGCTCATTCTTCCCCCTTTCCCTTATTTATCGTCTACTCTAAATGTAGATCTATCAAATACATTCGGAGAATTAACTTCAACAATATGTTCTCCATCTGATACCTTTGTCATCAATCCGGGACGCATACTCTGCATCTCTTCTTTCCTTGCCTCAACCAACTGCTTAAAACTTATCTTCTGTTCTTCTGACATTTTCTTACTCCTTTCACCATGCTACTGCTAAATCAATCATCGTGGGATCCTTTTTTATAAATTCTCCCGTATCAAGAACTATTCCTGTTCCTCTACTTGTTTCTACCAAAGAATAATGAGTATATACATTCCAATCTGCCGCGCATATTATCCAAGGTCCATACATCTTACATCCATCATCTCTAACCCAATATAAATCTGTCATTCCAAATGCTTGATCAGCACGTTTTATAACATTTGTCATATCCAAATTATACCAAGTTTCCTGATGACCATCAAAAATGTTCACACCTCCTTTCTTTGTCAATGTTCCTGCTCTAACATTACAAGTAAATGATAGAAATAACAGAGTACATAATAGAAATCTTTTTATCTTCATATATCCTCCTCTACATAATATCAAATATGAAGTCCATTTCTAACCCATACATACTGCTCATCATATCCTCTACTTCGTCATAACTTCCACCATTATCCATAATATCATAGAATGCTTCCATAGCTTCCTTTCGGGACTGCTTTGCCTCCTGTGCGTCTAACCCGTCCCTTTTCATCAAAACTGTTTCAAATTCTATCATAACCTGTTCCTCCTGTCTATAGTGTTCATAGCTCTACTTATACAAAATATTATACATTATATTATACGGTATTACAACACTCAATCAAAGAACTTTTGCTAATATATAATCTATTACAAACTGTTCTTCATACAAGCCTGTTTTAATACTCTTTTCGCATTCACGTATAAGTCTTAACATATCTACTAATTCACCATTACTGTATTTATGTAAATGCTTTCTAGCATTGTTTATTTGCCACGGAGTTAATCCGGTTACTTTCCCGATATCGTTACTTTGACAACTTTGTACTTGCAATACTGCTTTGGTATTATTATATAAAACTGAAAGCATTACCATGTTTGCCTCACCTACTGCTTTGCATTGTTTATATAAATCAAAGCAATATACATCCCTATCAAGTATAGCATCTACAAAATCAAAAATCGCGTCTCTTGGAGGCTGATATATAGTTCCATCTTTTAATAACTTCTCAAATGCTTTATCGTATTCATTTACAGTTTCCATTCCCATTTATAACCTCCTGCTGTTCTATATGTGTATAGATAACCATTATGGTCTTTACGCTTCACTTTATTACAAACATCTTTAATATGTTGAACAGAAACACCAATTTCTTTCGAAGCATCGTATATCGAATCAAAAGATTTTATATAATTTCCGGATAAATCAAACTGATGTACAGGTATATGCACTTTATCATGCAACTTTCCTTTACGGTAACATTGGGTTATATTATAGGAATGGTCGCACCACTCTAGATTATTTACACAATTATTTAACTTATTTTCATCTTTATGATTTATTTCGTTATATCCAAAAGGGTTTGGTATAAATGCTTGTGCTACTAATCTATGAATTGCTATGTTTTTCATTTCGTCTTCTTTAATCAGTTGAACGCTTCTATATTCAAAACACTTTCCTCCAGATAAAATTTTTTCTTTTAGCCGATGTCCATTTCTACTTAATTTTTCTAAGCTTTTAACTCGACCAAGATTACTTACCTGGTATAATCCTTCATACCCCTTAATGTCTTTCCATATTTCTTGCATCTACATACCTCCTTATCTTATCAATCTCAAGTAAGCATCTACCATAGTCGTATTCACATACTTCCATCAACTTCTCTGTATTCTTATCCGACAGTTCTATTTCCTTCTGTATATATTTCTTTAATACCGCAGGTTTTAAGGGCTCAAATTCACATATACTGTCTTTATACGTCTTATAGAACTTTATACGTTTATCGACGGTGGTAAGTAGTAAAATAAGGTGGTTATTTTTAAGTAATCCATTCTTCAACTGTTCCTGTATCTTTTCATTATGAGTAATCTCTTTATCGTCTCGAATTATATACAAGCTGTCTTTAGCGAACATTTGACGGGATTGTAATGTCCCATATATATCAGAGATACTATCAACATATTTACATTGCATATCTAATACTTCTGCGATTTTGTTTATGTATATCTTCTGCACTGCCCATTCGGGACCCGAAAATATCAAAAAGTCCGGGATATTCTTATTTTGTATATAAGACTTGATTGTAGTGGCGTCCATCACATCCATTCCTTTCTCATATCAAGTATCCACAAATCTACCACTCCCTGCTTTGAAATTCCTTTTATACGCAAGTCTTTCAGATAAGTACTTGTAACCAATACTCCCTGCATATAATGTTTCTCATTTGTATTCACATAACGTTCATAACATATCTTGATAAATAACTTGAAAAACAATTTAAGATCGTAGCCTTCTTTATCCTCCTTCAACTTTAATTTATCAGCTAATTTGAATACATTAGCTCCACTTGCGGTTGCTATATTATCAACAGTCTTACCAACGAACTTATAAAACTCATCTACATCATAAGAATATAACAAGTCTATCTCGCCGGGAGTTTCACAAGCATCCGCTATGCTAATACTTGTGTTTGAATAACCTTTTAATCGCTCATATTCTTCAAGCTCTGATGGAGTATATGCTTGTAAGGCAAATACCGTTGCCCGACTGCGTATAGTTTCCAATGTATTGTTTATATCCTCAAGTGTCATAATGATATAAGTATTTTTTGGAGGCTCTTCAGTTAATTTCAATATTGCATTTCTTGCTTGTACCGACATACCATCGGCATCAGGTAATAAGCATATATGACACGTCCCTGACAACTTATTACAATCAATAATCATTTGACGTATATCGTCAACTGTTATTCTATAGACAGTAAACACACTGTCCGGGAATTGTTCATGTATATAACGAGCTAACATCTTTTTACCACTACCGGCAATTCCTGTTAATATACAAAACTTTGGAAACTTACCGTTCTTAATACGTTTATCAATGTCCCTTAATAATCTTTTCTGTCCTATCATTATTTACTACCTCCCATAAACTGTACCAAGTATGCCTCCAGATCATATTTTACTGAACTTGAATATTTAACTTCAGTATTTATCCTCATCATTAATTCCATAAGTTGTAAGCATACATCAAACTCATACTCACCTAAACTCTTTAACCACTCTGTATATGTATCCAACTTCGGAATATTGATATACTTCCAACTACATCCGACAGCATACTTTTGAACATCTAATAAGAATTGCAGATATGTTTTAATGAACTGTTTAAGATCCTTGCCTGCTAGATAAAAATCTTCAACTATTGCGACAACATCTTTTATATGTCCCTCAACGATACAATCTGTCAATTTAATCATATCATCATAATCTACTGTTCCTAAAACATTAACCACATTCTGCAATGTAAGCTCCGGACTATATGCAAGACATTTATCAAGCATTGATATAGCATCCCTGAGCCCGCCATCGGCTATCTTGGCTATATATTCAAGTGCATCAGCTTCAATGGAACCCGTCATATCTATCGCTTCTTTATCACATATATAATTTAACCTTTCAACAATGCCATCCTGACTTATTCTCTGAAAATCATAACGCTGAACTCTTGATAGTATAGTTCGTGGAATACGTTCAGGATTGGTCGTGCAGAATATGAATATAGACTTTGCCGGAGGCTCTTCTATAATCTTCAAGAACGCTTGCCATCCTGTATTACTTATAGAATGACACTCGTCTATGATGAAGACCTTATACTCACTATCTATACTCTTCGTCTTTGCTTGCTGAATAATACTTCTAACATCATCTACTCCATTATGACTTGCAGCGTCCATCTCAATAGGATTGCCCTGTCCGTTATTTATCTCACTTGCAAATATACGGGCACAGGTTGTCTTACCTGTCCCAGCTCCTCCAGTAAATAGATAAGCATTCTTAATACTGCCTTCTTTGAGCTGCTCCTCAAGTATAATCTTGATATTTACTTGTTCCACCACATCATCAAATGTCTTAGGGCGATACTTTACCGCTAGCGTTTGTTCTGCCATTTATTTTTTCCTCCTCTGTACTTCCTTTATCATATTTAATATATTATCAATCCTTTCTGACTTATCATCTTCATTCTCAGCTTTCAAATCTTTCGGTATGTTATCAAAATCAAATATTGATGCTAATAAGGATAACAACTTCATATTCATACTACCAATATCTACATCTGATAACTTCCCAACTTCGATACTTGTATCAACTAGATGGCGTAATTCTTCTTCGTTGGTTACTATTCCATTTTCCAAGAAACTATGAATAATACAAGCTAACTCAGTATGTAAATCAATACGTGAACCTTCAACACTAACAAAACCTTTATCACATTTAATCATTTTCTTTTTCCTCCTTTAATGATTGCAAATCTAATTCCTCTTCCATAGGCCACCATCTATCTGGATCATTTTTTATTTTTTCCCACTCCTCCACTGAATACTGAAATGCCCATTTATCCCCGAACACTTCCATCATCTTCTGACGAGCTTCTCCGTAAGTACCGGATATTCTTACACATTTACCGGCTAATACCTGACCGCAACCGAAAGTAAAAATCCATTCATTCATAATTCTTCCATCGCCTCCTTCATTTTAATAAATGTCTTTTCATCAACAATATAGTATCGCTTGGCATCCCCATAATCGAAACATAAAGCATTATAAGACTTACCCATTGCAAATGCTTCTTCCTTATTCTTTTCCAGCCATTGTTTTTTGATACTAAAAGATGCCTTTGTTGTGCAGGTAGTTGTCTTGCATTCGATCAACCATTCATCTGTTTGCACATCCCCTCCCAGGAACTTAGGTGCTCCAGAATTAGACACTTGTTTTCCTCCCAGTGCTTTTGCTACCGCCTTTTCCTGTCTGCTGCTATAAAAACGAGTTGGTCTATTCATGTGTCACCCCACTTTTAGCTTTAATCAATGCTTCCATATCTTCCTCGTAGAACGTTGCCCCTCGGTTAATAGCCTTCTGAAATTCCTTTGGATGTATGCCAAAAGGCATTTCAAGTTTCTTATCAAATACCCATAGGTGATATACGTCTGCTACATCAACCAACTTATCCTGTTTTGGATACACTTCTATAGCAAACCGGTTCTCTCCAAACAACTCGTTCTTTATCATCATCTTCTCACTCCAACCAATTGGAGCGCTGCCTCCCTGATTTATAATAGGGCCTCCATGCTCGTGATGTCTGGTAATGGTAACGTGTTCTACACAACCAAATTGCTTCGTTCTTATCATCCGAGAACAAACTGAATAACCACGTTCGTAATCTTCCCAGCATCTGTCCATCTCGGGCAACCACTGGCCGTGATAGATTCCAAACTGCTCATGAAACATCTTAGGGGGTATTGCTTTTACAAATGCCATCTCACACTTCCTCCATCTCTGTTATAGCCGACCACATCTTTCTTTTTTGCCAACCTTTCTTCGCACCTTGTCTAATATGTTCTATTTGCTCTGGAGTCATCTTATGATGAGTAGTTTTAGATCTTAAAGTATTGCTTATTTTTTGCCTACACTTATCCACACGATCATTATATTCATTATTATACTTATAAGTGCACCATTCCAAATTATCTACGCAATTATTAGTACGATCTTCGTCTTTATGATTAACGCACGGTAAATTATCTGGATTGGGTATAAATGCCTGAGCAACCAATCGATGTACTCCATAACATTTAGCATTTCCCTGCTTACTTAATATAACCTGCGTGTACTTACCAAAATCGCGAATACCAAGTAATTTTCCACGACGTATATAAGTGGTTCCATTATTTCGATATATCTTGGCAGTGACACTTCTTACATTTCCGAGATTACTTACCTCATATAATCCTTCGTATCCAGGAATGAACCTCCAGTTTTCTTCCATTAAACTTCCTCCATGCTTAAAATAGCGCTTTTGATGCACCAACCAGTCCATGTAATAGCCTGCAACTGCTTTCGATAAGCTGCTACTGCCTGCTGAAGCTCCTCTTCATTATCAAAAGGATTAACATAATTATGCCCACCACATTCGGGTCCTATACCAAAATACTGTGAAACAGGATTCTTCAAAGTCTTACCACATTTCATACATCTGCATATCTTCTCGGCATATATGTCACCATGCAACTTCATCTTATACATTCCGGGAGTTTCTTTTTCAATAATCCCTGTCATTACGCGCAAAGGCATAGGCACATCATTATTCCACTTAGCCATGAAATCGAATCCGGGAACTGCCTGTTTAGTCATATACTGTTTTACGGTAATCCGATATTCCCGCTGAATCTCGCTGTTTTCAACCTCATTTACCGTCTTTTTAGCATTTGTATGTAAAATAATATGGAAATCTCCGGAAAGTGGCTTATTTAGCGCGATAAACGCGTCAATATTATCATATACCGTACCGTTTACAGTAGCCTTCCCTTCCCTGCCTGCTAACATACTAACCATAATATACATTTACCTCCGTTACATAACCTTTTTCTATCCAAGTCTCGGGAACTGACTTTTGATACTTATAACGTAATTTGAAACCCTGTACGAATTTATCCCTTACATAACTATGCTCAAGTCCAAATTCAGTGATAGCGAACATCCTACCAATACCAGCCTTCTTGTATTTAACCTTCAACGTCTTCATCCTCCGTGTCCTGTACTTCTTCAAAATCTCCATTACAGTACGGGCAATAATACATTGTTTCATATGCCGGGACACCCCAAAACTCACCTCGGGACTCCTGTACTACTTTCGGCTCATCGAATTCCCTGCCACAATCTAAACATACAAATCGTCCACTCATTCCCGTTACCTCCTTATACATCAAAGTAGATCGCTACCAACTGTTTATCCGTATAATCGTTACCACATGAATCTATACGCTTCTCATTACGGTAATCGCACTTCATCTTCTTAAAGCCGTATTCCTTAAGCAACTGCTTCATGTCCCTGCGGAAATCCTGTGCTAACTTGTCGTACTTGAGACAAAAGTCTGTCCGGGCATTAAGTGTGTAGCTACGAAGATCGAATGTGTACTTCTTAATGTCCCACTCACAGTAGCTTACCATGGGCTCCGTTCTACCCCATCCCTTATCTATGAAATATTCCCGTACCACTTTATACATAGCCTGTGCTAACTGTTCCCTCTGTGTTCTATCCATCTTTGTGTCTGTCATTACTTTGTCCTCCTGTTTTGTAGTGTCTATAGTGTGTTGTTACAAAGGCACTTCCTGCCTTCAAAAACATTATACATTGTATTTATACTAAATACAAGTGCTTTTTTACAGAAGAATAGAAGGGCTACAAACCCTTCTATTTACTGGCTTTTATAAGCTTTTACAGTTCAATTCCCATCTGTTTTCCTACTATTTGTTCTACTTTTTCCATAATCTCGGGATTCTCATCAAGGAACTTGTTTACATTGTTTTGCCCTTGTATTTTATCAGCTAATACTTCTCCGGTTTCTGTATCTATTATAGTAAACCATGATCCCTTCTTATCAATTATGTTATAGTACATTGCCTGTTCAACTAAATCTGTTAAATAATCAATTCCCGTTTCATAATTGATAGTATATTGTCCAACATGCCTATCCGGTCTACATGATTTTGTCTTAACCATATTGACCATTATCTTCTGACTATTAGGTTCACCAGAACTTCTTGATAAGCTTTTACCATTCTCATCCAAATATGAACCTTTTCTGAATTCTATTCGTGTAGTACAGAAATGCTTCCACGCTCTGCCTCCCGGTGTACTCAATAATCCGGGAATAGTAGATCCTATCTTATCACGTACTTGATTTATACCAATACCCATGCAATTATTCTTTGCACAAGGTCCAACTATCGTTCTACTGAAACGAGTAAGGGCTCCTGATATACCAGCTACTCTCGCATCGTCTGTTAACTCTTTTTCCAAATCATTCTTACTTGTAAGGCATGGAATACTATCCAACACCCATAATCCCACTTCATCGGTTTCTACCACATCAACTATCATTTGAAATATTTCTTCCGCTGATTGCATTTTAGGTTGAAGTAATGTGATGTTATTTATATCAACTCCTATTTTAGTTGCCCACTCGGCGTCAAGTGTATTCTCTGCATCTATATACAACACGTCTCTATCCGGATATAAGTTTTGAAAGTTTGCTACTATGTCTAATGCGGTAGTTGTTTTACCTCCTCCTTCTTCTCCAAAAAACTCTACAAGCCTACCCAAAGGCAATCCTCCATATGTAATATAATTCATCTTTGGACTTGTAAACGGTATACGAGTATATTCATATTCGGGTAGTCCCTTTACAATAATATCCTCCTTTGCATCCTTGTTAATACGTTTCATGATTTCATCAAGTTTAGCTCCCATACTTATCTTCCTCCTATATTTGCTTTTCTACGTTTCCAAGCTTCCTTTTGAGCTTTTCTCATATTCTCAATTGCTTCCGGTGATTTAGGTTTACGCATTTTTTGTTTGGTTTCTTCCGATTTTTGTCTACCTTTTAAAGCTTTACTTCTTTTTTCATTTGACTCTTTTGACTGTTTCAACCCATCTGGATACCTCTCTTTCATAGTCTGTAATCGTTTAGCCGTTCTATCTTTTTGAGACTTCTTCAATGTTTCTTTCATTTTTTGAACAACTTCCGGATTATGCATACAGTTATGTTCCGACATTTTACGTCTGGCTTCTTCTGTGGGTTTATGTCCTATATTAGCTTTACTTATCTTATCCCGGGTTTCTTGAGTCACTGTATGACCTTTTAAAGAATTAGACATTTTTCTACAAGCTTCTTCTGATTTCTTTTTACCCTTCTGCCATGTATTAGGACGTCCCGATAATGTATTGCTAATCTTATCTTTTACTTCCTGTGGAATGATCTTTCCTTTATTTATTTCTCTTAAATATTCTTTGGTTTCTTTTGTATGGGTATAACCATTTAACCCTTCTCCGCCTTCAGTTATATTATAACCATACTTTTCATCATTAGTTTTATATTTAGCAATCAGATATTTCTCACATTCACAAGCCACTTCTTTTGAAAGATTTTGTAATAAAATAATATGCTGTATATTATTCCAACCATATTTTGATATAGCATTCATAAAAGGTAATTGTTTATTTTTATATCTATTACGATAACCTTTTCCAGCTTTGCCCCATCGTTGTTTCACATTGCCACTTATTCCTATATATAATTTTTGATTTGGTGTGATATGAACATACACACAATATTTATTATTATCCATTGAAATTTTCAAGCGACTCTTCCTGCATTCTGTGTGATAATACTTTTTTGCAACTACCTAAAAGTTCTTGTGCATTCTCTACTTTGCTCTTTACTGTCTTATAGGCTCGTGTATATGCAGATGATATCAAAGCCTCTTCCTGACTTGCTAATGCTGCTAATGTATCTTTGTCCGCTACTGTTCCAGATGACTGCGCATTACGATTAGTATTATAAACTTCTTTATATACAGCCTTTGCTATATCGTCCCTTATACCTAAATTCTCACATAACCCACCTGCAAAATATATATAAGTAGATAAGTTCATACAGAAATCTTCAAGTTCCTGCGTCGTGGGAGGCGTCTGTCCATCCCGTAAACAATCTTTGATAAATAATACATAGTCATCCAAATCTCGAACATAAGGAGTAATAATATCATTAACAATGCTGTCCATTTGTGCCGCATTTGTCTCAACTCTTCCTTTTAACAGTTCAAGTTCTTTTATGTCTTCTTTTTTTATTTCATACTTTGCCATTGACTACCTCCTTAAAGAATTGTTCCATATCGTACTCAAAGAATACCCTTTTCTTTTTACCTTTTATGGGCATGATTAAATCTGTCCATTCCTCATTATCATATCGAATACTTTTTAATCCTGCGTTTCTTAAATACTCCAATCGACGTATATCAATAAATAATGTTACATCTTTATCTACCCACCAACATATTACGCCAGCAAACACACCATCAACTTGTGACATATCAAGCAGTGATTGCCATTGAAACTTTGTTATATTTGAAAATGGCAATGTATTACCATGAACACTCTTACACTCTATAGCATATAAACATGGCCTATGATAAATAAGAAAATCACACGGATTGGCACTACCTGCAAATCTATTTGTCTGATCAGGAATCCTTACCACAGTCGTACTAGGTACTCGTTCAAACGATTCCCGGATTATTTGTTCAAACTGTTTACCCCTATTCTTAGCCATCCCTTCTACACTGCTCCTTATATGCACAATATGAACAAGTCTTACCGCCATCTATAAGCTTAGGTGGAACTTCGTTCTTATTAAGATAAGTATTAGTATTTTCAATATAACCTATCAACGACTGTTTCATATCATTCGTTACTCTAAACAAGAATGCTTTCTTTGCACATACATCTCTATTTTCATATATGAATATTACTTCATCTATGCCGAGCGCAATACTATACGCAGTAGCCTGACGATGATGTCCGGGATCTACATTTGTACGATTGTAAAATTTATTCGAACTCTCTGTTTTTATCTCAAGTATATAATACTTGCCTTTATACTTGATAATACCATCGCACAAAAAAGACATATTCAAAGTCTTATGATATAACTTTGTTTCCATTCCCTGCTGGCTAACAACTTCTATATCTTTTAACTTTTTATCTTTAACATATTTAGCAACATCTACATATTCACAATCCATACCATTATCTTTCATAGATGCTACTGCTTTTTGGATACGTTCGTGTCTATCTGTCCCACTCTGACATATTCCAATGAAACCTGCTTCTATAGGTTTCTCATCTGCTTCTATTCCTTTGATTTGATAATACGAAGCTCTCATACAATTCATACCACTAGGCTTGAATGTTTGGGAAGGTTTTCTTTTATCCTTCTTATCGCCTATTTCAATAGACTTTTGTAAGTCCATTAAAAATTGTTCTTCAACACCTAATTCACCTACCGTATTATCAATCAACTTTACCAATTCAACTAAACTTCTTCTAGCCATCTATTCCTCCTACTAAGAATAGGCTACCTGTAATAGATAGCCTATTCGTATATATTGTTATGCAAGTAATGCAACTATCTGTGTGATATCTCCGTCTACAATCTTAATACTTGAATCGTTACCATATTGCAACTGTATAACCTCTGATGTATTAGCTTTCAACTGTGTATTAAACATCTCAATATCAATATTGCAGGTATACGGTTTAGCATTACTACTTTCAGCATATGGAATAGTTTCCACACCAGTGCTTGCCTTACTACTTATATCAAGTCCCTTATCAGTAAAGGTAAGCACTATTGCTTTATTATCATACTGCCCTACGAACAAACCAATTCTATCAAGTATAGACAACAACGCTGACTTATCAAGCTTACAACTACTCTCAAACTCTGTATCAAGTAATCCATTAATAGCATTCGCATCGTAATCTTCTATACCTTCCATAAGATGTCCATACACAACACAATCAGGTGTATCAAATACTATAACGTCATCCTTATTAAAGAAACTAATCTTTTCACAAGTCATCACATCTAATAAGTTCATAGTCTCTGCGCTTATAAGCATAGGTTCGGTGTTCAGTACATCTTTATCCAAGCATGCTATCTTATAAGTATCAGTAGCTAATACTTTATCGCCTACATAATATCTTGTATATACCGGAACTTCCATTGTTATTGCCAATGCAGGCTTTATTGTGTTGAGTATAGTCTTGATAGTTGAGATATTTATCTCTGTCCCTTTCTTAAATGTTTCTTTTGCAAGCGGGTTCGGGAAACTAATCATATTCCCTTCTTCATCCAAAGGCAATTCAATCTTGTATTCACCATTACCCTTTACATTAAGAATTCCATTGTCAACTTCCAAAGAAATGCTCTCACAAGTCATCTTACCTACCAACTTGCTAAACTGTTCCGTCTGAACTACTACATAAAACTCATCGCCTATTACATTGTTCTGCTTAATATACAGATAGTTGCTAGCATCTGTTGTAATGAGTGTCAACATATCCTCTTTCAACTGTATAGCCATCAATCCTGTTAATGGTATAAGTTTGTTCTGACTCGCTCCTTTTATGGAACGACTAACCATCTCCTTGAAAATATCTGTCTTAATTGTTAAGCCCATAACTTACTCCTTTCTAAAATAAACGTTTCTTTGTTTTATCCACTTCAGGCTTGATAAGTTGTTCAACATCACCGTCACTTATTTTAACCTGCTTGGGTACTGTGATATATTTATCAATATGAAAAGATTTATCTATTCGCATTTGTATATACATCTCTATCTGTTGAACAGTATATAGTCTAATCATACGTCTGCCTTCTTCGTCATTCACACTTATAGGAATCGCATCCTTATACTCAGCGAACTTCAATTTTACTAACCTATCCATCACTGCTGAATCTTGCATAGCAAACCATGACTTATATAGATTTGATTGCACCGATATTTTCTTAAAGAACTCTCCTAACTTTGTTCCCGGATGCTTTTCCAAAGTTTGTTCGCCTGTCTTCAAAGATTTCATATACAATTCTAGATTGCATATTGATGAATCAAATACCTTCTCAAGCCAATTACCGTATTCACGTGTTGTGGTAAGGACAGGGCTTATAACCCTATCCTTATTCACAAGAACAAAAGTATTAAGAAATGCTTTGTTCTGATTCATGCGCAACTTCCTTCCTTTCCCTGGTTAACAAATAGAATATTGGTGTATCACATAATGCAAGTATTGCTTTGCATAAGAACTGTCCCACTATCATAGATAATAGCATTCCTCTCATATCCGATGTAAACAACCAACCAAATCCAAGACCAAATGCTACAAGGACATATATAACACTATCTATAAGCTGACTTCCAATAGTTGAACCGTTATTCCAAATCCATCTGCCACCATCTCTTGAGCCATGCTTCTTTATATAAGCATCACGTATCTTATGAAATACAAATACATCCCAACTCTGCGAACACAAAAAAGCAGATAGACTTGCTATTACAAATATCCAATTCTGTCCAAGCAATGAAACATAATGTTCTTGCATTTCGGGATCAACTGCCGGAAGATATCTTGCTATGATAATAAACAATGTTGATATAACCTGACATATAAAACCAAATTTAACTGCTGCTTTTGATTCTGCCTTACCCCATATCTCACCAATTATATCAGTGACTAAAAATGTTACCGGATAACATATAACACCAACTGTTAATGTCACTTCGTTTCCAAATACAGTAAAGCCCATATCGAAAACTTTCGTTGCAATTGCGTTTGCGGTTACTAATGCTACTCCAAAAAGCATGTAAAGTAAGTACAGATTTTCTTTTGTTTTCTTCATTTCTTAAATCTCCTTCGTTTAATAAGTTGGTAAGGATAAACAACTATCCTCATTTGAATTGGTAGGACTAAACAATTAACCTCCTTTCGTTAGAATAATCTATTTGATATAAAACTCTTCGGTCCTTTATATTGATAATTCTGTGCCCACTCATACAGAGTATCAATATTGAACTTTAATCGAGCTTTATAGTTGATAGAAACTTCTTCAAGTGTGTATCCATGTTCACGTAACTCTTTTTCTACCTTATCCTGTAATTCTGGTGAATAAGCATTAACATTATCTTTGTTGAACTTACCGCGTTCACTTACATTTAAAATACCATACGACTTTGTTAGTATATTTCCATTTATACCTAATTGCAGCCATGTAGTTGAGTCTGCACTATAAAATGGGAACTTCTCAAGTAATTTTATTACCGTCATACCAAATGCGTGAACTTTTACCTTTGGATTATCGCTCTGTTGTATAATAGCAAATATTTCATGAAAGTATTTATCTTGTAAGTCAGTTGATACACCGTGACGTCCACCTATTCCAATGTACTCAGGCAACTTTCCATTCACTTCTGTATTCAATATTCGTTTAAGTGCATCCTTTGGTTCACCGAAATGGTATAATGGAAGTAAAAAGCAAGGACTTGTCACACGTTCTTTCATATACAAATAATTCTGCCAACTTGCTTCACAACACTGCTTAGCCGTTTCTGTATTCAATACAGGAAAAGGAATTACATCAAGTTCAACAAATATTGGTATGTCAGGACGATTGTTTATGTAATCAATATACATATCAATATCTACTGTCTTGCCATTATGTGCAACTGAAAACGCTCCGCTATCAATAAACAGTTTACTTGCGTGTCCTGACTCTCTCCATTCTTCTATTCCTTTTCTTTCGTTTACTTGTGAAAACAAACGAAGCGCATTCTTACTTTGTAGATATGCGTCTACTTCCTTTGCCTGCTGTCCCGCAAAATATAAATTGAATGCCATTACAGTTCCTCCATTATCTTAAGATACTCATGCCAGCTATTATTATGCTTTTCAACTATGTAAGCAAGTTCATCTGCTTTGAAGTCCTTTTTAAGAAGAGCCCGGAGCTTCTGTTCACAATCATTTATGTTACGCTTTTCATAAAGATACTTTGGATTGCCTTTAAGCTCATACTCAAAATCCTTCCAGATAGGATATAAGGGATTACATCCAAACGTAATTGCTTCAAGCAATGTCCAACTTACCCAATCCTGATGAGCACAGTTGATAAGCACATTTGCTTTTGAAAGTTCTGTATAATATGTCACCTTATCAAATGTATCTACTATTTTCAAATTTGAATTTGGAGCGCTTACAATTAAATTCAGTCTATCAAGCACTTCCTTATTTGATGTAATAGGTCTGTCTTTTCTTGGATTAACCAACTTAAACTGTATATCCGGACACTTCTGTACCAAGTCAAGGAAAAACATGGGATCCTTCTCATCATCAAACCTACTTGCAAATATAACCGAACCATCTTTTTCCTGTCGTGTCCATCCATCCTCTTTTATCTGTATCATCAACTGACTACTATTATAAGGCAACCCAACATGGAAAATATTATCCGGTCTTGCTATGCCACCAACTATGCATAACTGCTTTAATATATGAGAACAAGTGAATATAAAATCATACTGTTTACCATATCCTGTTTCAATAGGACGCATCCAATCTCTCATTGCCCATGCAAAGTCTGTATCGTCTACCGACTGCGCATGTATGAATGTTCCTATCTTAAACTTCATATTCTTAAGTTGTCTTATATAAAACAAACTTTCAATTCCCGGATGCCAGAAATCTTCTACATATATAACATCCTTATCTTTTATCTTACCATCATTGATAAGTTGTACCAACTTCATTATCTGTGACATTGCATAATAGCTTCTGCCACAAGCATCTAACACAACTCCATCTTTGATAGTTTGTCCAAGCCTGTCACCATCAATTCGTACAAACTCAACTCCATACTTCTTAAAGTTCATCTCGGCCCAACCATTCTTGCAAGACATATAATAAGTATATCTTTCAATGTAAGGCTCTAATGGCAAATAGTATAACATATTATTCCTCCTCTAATAACATAACATCACAAGTGAACAAATTATTTTCTTTAAGCGTTTCCAACGAAGTTCTTGCTACTGCATTATATACTGTTACCACCTTCGTATCGTCAGTTTTGAATTGTAGATTATTAAATGTATATGGAAACTCATAAGAACTACATATGAACGTGGTAACAAGTGTATCATAGTCTGTAATATAATCTAATAACTTATCGTATGCAACTTCTATTGCAATATCAATGGAACGTCTAAAACAATAATCGTACAAACCTTTCCAATCATCCGTTCCATAAAACTCTTTTTTTCCAGCACCAAAATATATACGCCGCACATCCCTATTCTGTTCAAGTAGACGTATTACAGTTCTAGTAGATATTTCACAATCACTGCATACAAACATGGTGATAATACCAATATTAGTTCCTTCCATTTCGGGACCTTTCCAAATCTTAAGCATTAGTTCTCCTTTCTGTAAATAACCTCACACCCATTTTCATCATCTTCGTTTACAATTATCATCATATCTCTGTTCTTTCCATACCGGTCTTGCATATATGATAATAACATTTTTGCAAACTGTTCGCAAGAACAATTAGTCTCATGCTGAATCCTAAACATAAAATCTTTCAGTTCATGCTTAAGCATTATGAATTCTATTTCCCTATCATCATCAAATACTTCTACCTGAACTTTTATATGTGCCAGATGTCTATGTAAATTTCTTAAATATGCTACTTCATCGGGAGCATCCCTATATTGATGAATAAACTCCATCACATCTGTTACATATACGAATGTCTGTGTCATACTTGTATCTCCTTTCCATACCATTCTTTGGTTACTTCTATCTATCTTTAAATCTTCCATAGCCTTTTATAGCTTGCCTACATACTTCATAAACTAAATTATGTTTTATTGCAACTTCTTTGATACTTCCACACCGTTTATATTCTTCACGTAATTGTCTTATCAATATGTAGAGCTTATAAGTAAATGGAAAAATTATAAATGTACTTCGTCACCATTCCAGCTATGCGAACACACCACATCACACTTGATGGGCATCTTTAATATCTCTTCTGCTGCCTTACTCATAACTTCAGCTAACAGTTTTGAACACTGTTTAATATTCTGCTCCGGACATTCGGCTATAACTTCATCGTGCACGGGAATAAGCAATCTAAAACCTAGCTTCTTTAATTCTTCATTATTGTTTAACTTTATCATAGCTAACTTTGTTAAATCAGCTGCGCTACCTTGAATGCGACTATTTACACATTGCCTTGTCGCATCTGCTATCTTACCTCCGTTATCTATAATTCGTATTCCTTCTGCTAACGCATCCTGTTTTATTTTTATCTTATCTTTGAAGTATGCCCGTTCTAATTTTCTTATATAATGCTCTTGTATATCTTCAGGTACTTCATACTCTGTCACAGGCATGGGCATACCATCTTTATCAAAAGGTAGGTCTGTATCAAAGTCTAATAAATCATCATCCGGTGGAGCTCCGTCTTTCCACTCAAATTCATATTCCGGTAATTGCATATCGGGCAACCTGCGCTTCCTACCGCATACAGTGGTTACATATCCCATATCTTCTGCCATGTATATACTATCATTTTCAAACTGTTTGATTGCTGGAAATCCTCTAAATACACTTTGCTTAATTTCCTTTGCCTTTTTCTCGGAACATTTTAATTGTTCTGCAATACTTTTTTCACCTCGTCCATATAACACACCAAGCAATATACTCTTTGCTTGAGTTCTACGTTCCTTACCTTCTTTATTTGTACTTCCATCTTCGTTAAACTCTTTACATTCCTCATAAGGTTTATTAAATGCCTTACTTGCTATTTCACTGTATAGATCTTTGCCCTGCATGAATGTATCATACATCTGACTATCACCAGCTTCCTTACATAAAGCTGCCAAGCATTTAGGTTCCTGTTGACTAAAATCACTTGACATAAGTAAATAGCCGTCACTTGCTACAAACATCTTTCTTATATCCTTATTATGTGAAGGAATATTTTGAAGATTTGGATCCTGACTACTCATGCGTCCTGTATCTGCACCGTACTGATTAAACTTGCAATGTATCCTTCCATCATTTGGATTAACACATTCGGGAAGTTTATCAATATAAGTTGTTAATAGTTTATTCACTTCCCTATATTCCAATATTGCTTTTGCTACGGGATTATCTACTTTTGATAAAATAGGCTCACCTGTACCTCTCGGACTTTTTTTGTCTATAACACCAATCTTTATAATATCATAAAACAATATAGCTAGCTGAGTAGGACTACCTATGTTGATTGGATTGTCTAACTTATGATTTAAGTTTTGTAGCTTATACTTTTCAATATCATCTTTGTATTGTTCCATATACGCGTATACTTCGTTCTTCTTATCCTCTAATAACTTATGATATTTCTTGGATAGTTTATCAGCATATTTATTATCGAAAGCTACTCCAATATCTTCCATTCCAGATACTACATCTACACAAGGCATTTCTATATTCTCGAAAAGCCAATACAATTGCTTCATATCTTCACGTTCACTATCGGGTCTTAAATACCGCCTTTGATATTCGCATAACTCATACGTTATTTCAGGATCGTGCGCTGCATATAAATATCCAACCGTGGGTGGTATCATAGTAAACGGAATACCTTTAAATAAGTCATCAAATCTAAATGCATCGCCTTGCCCTTTTAGACAATACTTGTTATGAAGTTGTTTTAGATTCTTATGTTCTTCGTTTTCGTTTAATACCCGACTTGCTAAATAACCATCCCAAGTACAATAGATATCTTTTAATCCATTCGCCCGTAATACTCGAGTATCAAATGATGCATTAAACATATCAATATCAGGACGCTTTTCTAGAAGCCTGTTAAATTCCTTTATTACGAATTCTATATCTAATTGGTTGGGAACTTTTTCATTAGTTATATAGCTGATATGATTAAGTGGTATATATGCTCCTCTCTGTCCGGGAGTAAATGGACATATACCTGCAATTTTATTTATTAACGGATCAAGTCCATCAGTCTCTGTATCAATAGATATATAGCAATTACCAATACACTCAGTGATAAAATCATGTAGCACTTCCTCTTCACGTATAAGTTGGTATCTATCTTTATACTGTCCGAGATTAGTTTCTACAGTTGCTTTAATTTCATTGATTCTTCCTAATACAGTTCCGCCACCTTTTACACTTGTAGGTTTCACTATATTTGTTTTTGATTTACTTGCTATCTTTTTATCTTGTGCTTTTGTTAATCTGCTTGGAACTTCAAATAATGCCATTACATTATCCTCCTAGATATCTCGGGTAAGGATTTGCACCTTACATATCTCCGTTGTCTAAACTCAACCCGACTCTCTGTTTAGATACAAGATAGCGTCTACCTATTCCGCCACCGAGATACTTTCACTTAAAATGAATCTTCGTCATTGCTACGCCTTGCAGGTGTTCTACGTCGCGCATTATTTCGTGTAGGAGCTTCCTCCCTGCCACTCCTACGGCGTACGGGCGCTTCTTCTTCCTCGTCTTCGTCACCTGTAGGCGGGAACTGTCCCTCCTGAGATCG